AGGGCTAAATGCTGCAAGCGCAGCAACGGCGTCCGCACCTGTCGCTGTCTCAGCGACATCGCGGTCATATACCGATTCACCCCAACCGGCCTGACCCCAGGTGCCTGAACCCCATCCGCCTTCTGGCACAACTCATCCTTACGCCGAGAGGCTGAAGGTGTACGTCACATTCAGAATGTCGCCAGAAACCACCGAACGGTCGCCGGGAGCAGAAAAGTCCGCAGCTGAGAACAGCGTGCCGGTCGATCCGCCCTTGGTGTTGTTAGAGGTCAAGAACGCGCCACCCACCGTCGTCGTGCCGTTGATGGTGAACACGGCCTTGCTTGCAGTATTGGTCACCACAGAAGGGTTGGCGTTCGTTGCGGCAGCAAGCGTGGCGGTCGGGCGGTTGGCTTCGCTGTAGGCAGTCACTTCCGTCCAACCGATGTGCGAAGACATGGTGTCTCCGGCAGCGGGGCTGTTGGTTGCGCCCGAGCCATACAAGCCCAGATACCACGTGGTGATCTGAGCAGTCGAGGTCAGGGCAGAACCTGCCATGTACTGAAGACCGACGTTGACCACGAGGTTAGGCGTCTGAGCAACCCACTTGAGGTTGCCATCCTTGTCGTAGCACTCAACGGTGTACTTGCCCGTGGCCTTTGCGCCTTCGGACGATCCGGTGTTTGCAATCAGCCCACCGCCAACGATGTCAGTGGCCTTGGCCTTTTCGATGCTCATTTAAGACTCCTATGCAATACGGATAATTGCGTTGGTGTTGTTAGCAGTTGGGAACTGCACTTGGAACGATGTGGTGGCAGTCTTGTCCGCCCCAAAATCGAGAATACAAACTGTTGGATTAGTTACCCCGTCAGCTTTGTAAATAATGGCACCTCGGCATGTAAATGCGGCGGGATTCCACGTTACATTGTCAAATGACAGGTAAGCAATCTTGTCGTTGAGGTTTGGACCAATAGTCGGTTGCACCGATACTGTCAGCGTTTTACCGCCCGCTACGTAGCCTGTACCACTTGTTTCGCCTGTTGTGGTGTAAGACAACGTAGTCGGGCCAATGTTTGCCGCGCCCGTATAAAGCGCCATCTTAAACGTGTCAGTGCTGAAGTTGAACTGACTAGAGGCCAAGCCCACCTTGAACTGATTGGTCGCGCCTTGCTCGATGGGCATTACTTGACCCCGTTATTCTGCGGCAGCGGGGCCAGACGCGATTGACCACTGCGATATGCATCGCTGCGCTCCAGACCATCTCCCAGCCGCTTGGCAAGGGTAAGTGCCTCCGAGTACTTTTGATTGTACAAAGCAACTAGGTCGGCTTCTTGTTTCATGTAGGTCGCCGCTTCAACAAGTGCTCCATAGAAGAGCACAGAGTCGAAATTGTCACCGAGCCATGTGCGCCCATTAGCTGCTACCGTAATGGATTCAGGGTAGTAGTAATAGTGCAACTCAATTTCGTACGACGCATCCGGCGTGGGGCCAAGAATAAAAGCCAACTCATCTTCGTTGTCTGACCGAGGACCGAAGATGGCGTAGTACCGGGGGATAGCTTTGTCGTCGCTTGGATTCGGGTACGCCTGCCGGATAAAGTTCACATCCTTATTGAGCAGATACTCATACGCTCCCGTGGCGTCGATTGCTGCCATCGAGTACACCGACAAGAAATCTGACGGGCACTGAAGATACTTATTGTTGGCCGTGGTAAAGCCGGTAACGTTCTTACGCAGCGACGGAAATTGCACGGAGTTATAGATACGCTGCTCCGCCTGTTGGACGAAGACAGGTATCTGAGCAGCAAAATCGCTGCTTGGGTTTTCCGTGTACGCGACAATCGCGTCCGACAACTGCGTGTAGTTCACGCCATCGGCCCCCTGGCCATCGTGCCTTTGGTAGCGCAACCAGTGCCGCGAATTTTGATGCCAGTTGTTTTGGTCGGCTTGTATTCACCACTACGCGTATTGGCCACCGATACGTTGGCTTCACGCAAGTATTTCTTGTTGTCTTCTTCGCCAACAGTGACAGAAGCAACTTTTTTGGGAGTCTTGTAAGTCGCCATCACACACCCCGCTGCTTACGGCCAGGAGACTTTTGGTTAGCAACCTTGGCCAGATTGCGCCCCATCTTGAGCATGTCGCTGTTGGTCTTGCCACCAGCACGCATTCCTTTTACGGCGGGATCAGGGTGTGCACCTTTGCCCTTAGCCATGTGCTTTTTCAGCATGTCTTTCATGGTAGCCATGTTTCGCTCCTATGTTGTCACTATCGTGACTGTACCAATCTGAATCGTCAACACCAAGTAGTTGGGCGTCAAACCGTCATCATTTGCACGTGATCCGCCAACCGGGTTCCATCCCCACTGGAAGTCCCGACTGCCTTCAGACGGAAATCCGACCCCATCCAAAGTCGTAGCCGTGGTGTTGACCACTTGAAGCCCTGTGTTTCCGCCTTGATAGTAAGAGATGTCAGGACGGGGGTCACGGATGCCTTGCGGGTCATCAACCGGGTACATACCCAGTTGCAACTGCGGATGGTCGGGGTCCCAGCATTGTGGACAGACCAAGAGGTTGTAGTTCTTGGTCTTGATGATCTCCCGGCGAAGAACTTTGAGCTTGAAACGGAAGTTGCAGCGGTCGCACTGGGCAATCGCGTTCTTGCCTGATGCGAACCTATTTCCCATTTACACCGTACTCCCGATGAATTGCTGACGGGGCACGAACCGGATTGCTGCCTTCTCGCGGTCTTCCTGAGCCGCCAAATCCCAAGCCTCATCATACTGTTGCTTGAGTACGGGCAGGCGATCTGCCCCGCCAGGAATCTTCAACGCAAGATAGTACGCCAGCCCCGCAGCAAGGCAGGGGAGGAAACGAAACGGCACGTCAAAGTTCTTGATGCCACCCGAAGCATCCTGCATCCGACGCAGCCTCCAGTAGACGAACTGATAGCTCGTGCCCGGATCAGGCGTGGGCCACACCGTCACGCTGTTCTTCTGCGACAGATAGATCGCGTCACCGTTTGCATGACTCGCCGCCGTTGTGCCGCCTTGTCCACGGCAGCAGTTGTTCAACGTAGCAGGGTTGCCCCCAGAAGCAGGTGTGAACTCGTTGTAGAAGATCAGTTCCGTACCAATCCGTACAAATCCAGCATTAGGGATGTTGTTGACTGACGAAACGGGAATAGTCGTAACAGTGCTGTTGCAACCGGGCGATGCAACCGTGACCCCCATCAAGCTTTCCTGCGCAGTCAAACGCTGAACATAAACTTGGATCGGACGTCCCTGAATCAACTTGTTGGGGATTGTGGCGTACGTAGAAATACTAATCCGGGTAATCGTCAGGTCAGCCTGATTGTTTTGTAATCCGGCGTTTGTACGGATCACATGCTCCAGCAGGTCTACCGTATCGTCCGGCAGCGCGTAAGTCGGCTGTCCCGTAACCAGCGTAATGACGTCTTGCTCAAACGTCCACATGTTGACGCCACGGTTAGCCCAATCAGCAAACAACAAATTGAGACTGCGACGAGCAGTACGAAGATCATATCCAGTACGAAGTTCACCGCCCGCACGCTCAAATGCCTCCTCGACGATCTCGTTCAGATCAAGGTTGAATGTGGCGACGCCAGAAGTAGTCATCTGAATCTCGCTGTCTTCTTGGCTATGGCTTTAGGCTGGGCTACGAATTGTTTGCCGGAGGCTTTGCCTGCTCGTTTTGCTCGGGTTGAGGCTGCGTATTCTTGGGGGGAAAGACTTTTGATCGCAGCTTCTGGAAGATACCTTTCACCCGTGTCAGAAGATCGTTTACCACTTTTTGTCCTCCACTTCTGGTCAGTCCAGTTCTTCAGCGACTGTTGGGGCTTTTTCATCCGCCATCTCCTTATCAAACAACTCGTCGTTAATCTCTTCGTCGGTCATGTAGTGCTCGACGCCACAATCACACGGCCCGTTGTCGTAGATAAAACAAGTTGGCTTATGCCTTGGAGAAAGAAGATTAGTCACGGTACGAACCGCCCTTAGCCTTGTACTGCTTGGCCAGAAGCTGCGCTTTTCTCGCGCTCCACTGCCCCGCCGCAGTACCCTGAACAGCCTGCCCCTTGATCTTCTCAAAGAGCGACTTGCGCATACCCGGCTTGGTGTAGTTGCCTGCCTCGTTTACCTTGGACTTGGTTTGCCCGCCCTCGGCGTACTGGGTGAAATCGGTGTCATCGCGGCGAGCCTTGCGCTTACCACTGGGCATTTTGCTGGGATTGATGATCCCCATTCCGCGACTTGCCATCATGATTTCACCCCATCGTTACCATCTTGCCACGGGTCTTGCCACGTTCGCAGCAACCATCAGCACGGGAAGAAGCAGAACCGCCGCCAGCCTTTTTGACCGGGGTCGCCGGTTTATCCGCCGACTGATCCGGCTCCAACGGGAAATTCAAAGGCTCCGGGCCAATCTTCACACCCTTGGGGATTGAAGGCGGCTTTTTGGGCTCAGGCTTGACCTTGGGCACTTTCTCCATGTCAGCCGGAGGTGCCTTCATCTTGCCACCAAACTTCTCCAGCATTTCTGCGGTGAAAATTTTGTCAGCCATGATCAGTACATCTTTCCACGAGTTTTGCCGCGCTTGGCGATACCGTCACCACGCGAAGAAGCGGACGAGGAACGGGCCATACCGCCTGACGCCATCTTCTTGACTTTGGCCTTGCCGCCCTTCTTCAGCGGCATATCAAAGTCGTCACGATAGCGCCCCATCTTCATTTCACGCATGCGGTCTTGAGCCGTCATGCCAGGGGGCAGTTCTTTGGGCGGAGACTTCATGCCCACGCGTTCCGCCGACTTCGGGCCTTCCAAAAGAGGCTTTTCAGTGGCGCCAATTTGGCGAGGAGGCGTGATGTTCTTAGGCTGCGACTTACCCAAAAAGGTCAGTTCACTAAAGCCAGGAGCCTTGGTGGTAAGGGCACGCGACGCCGCCTGCGCACCACGCTGGGCGCGGCCAAGACCCGGAATAGGAGACAAGACGTCAATGTCTTGTTCAACCGCATCAGAGCCGGGGGTCCCCAAACGCTTTTGACGTTCAGCGAGTTGCTTCTGCTCCGCTGCAATATCCGCTTTACGAATATCACCAGCGGTGGGACGCATTGCTGCTTGATAGGCTTCACGCTCACCGATCTTCGGTCCACCGACTCCACCGCGACCACCACCTGCGCCCATTGCGGCCTGAGCCAATTGAGCAGCGGTTGGGCCAGCCATCATCCCACGTCCTGCGCCTGCACCTGTAGGAGCAGCGGGGGCAGCGGGGGTAGCGGGTTTGGGAGCCAAAGAACGCGAAGCCGCAGGGGCGGGGGCCATCGGACCTTTTTCGCTCTGAGGAGCATCTTCAAGAGTCTTGAAGCCTTCGTCCTTGGGAGCGGTAGTTGTACGAACAGGTTTTACCTCTTCGACATCCTTTTCCTCGCCTTTTTCCCTACGCTTGCGGGCGTACATCAACGCCCCAAGGGCCGCAAGCCCTGCCAATGCTGCGTTTCTGTCACGCCTTGCCATGATGTTCTCCTACGAGAAACGAGTTAGCAACTGCCGCCGCGCTTCATGCCCAGGGGCTTACTACCAGCCATCTTGACCTGCGTGCCCTTGGTCTTGCCCTTGGTAGCCACGCCATCGCGGCTCGGAGCAGCCGTACGCACGGTACCCATCTTGGCCTTGGTAATGCCGTTACCAGCAGAACCGCCCATAGCCATCTTCTTCATACCCTTCATTTCGGATTCCTCATGTTTGATCATGGACTTGGGAGCACCGGCCTTTTTCATGAAGCCGATTTCTTTATTAACCATCTTCTTGGACTCAGCCATTTCGCCACCTTTTGCAAAGAGTTCCATCTTGCCCCGATGGACCTTGGGTTTGTTGATTGACTGAAGATCGGCGCGAGTCCCACCCGAACCAAACTTCTTGCCCTTGTCTGCCTTCATGTATTCCTCGCCCACGGACTGAGGAATACCCACACGCTTGGCAGCGGCGGGGTTGTTGGCCACCATCGCCATCAAATTGTGTTGAGCTTTGCTTTTGCTTGGCATTTCAGCACTTCCACGCCCGCAAAGATTTGTTAATCCTCGAATTCGGATCGTTTGCGGTTTTTTCGCTCGTCAACTTCTTTTTCATCCCTTTCATACGGGCGCAAAAAGAGTCTCGGCGTGGACCGCCCTCCGGCTGTGGAGCCTTCAGTCCTGGCTTCCCTGGATTCGCGGCGTTGTAAGAGGCTCGCCCCTTGGCGTTCAAGCCGCCCTTGGGGTTCTTTCCTTCCTTGCGCTGCCATGCCGGGGTCTTAGCCATAGAACAGAGTCACCGCAGCGGCGCTGCCGGTGTCGCAGAAGATGCCGTTGACCGCCAAGATGCCTTCACCGGGAATCACTACCGTATGGCAACCGTTAGAGTTGGCGCCCACTTGCAGCAATACCGTTCCAGACGCAGCCGAAGCGTTGTCGTAGAACGTGACTGGGTCAGTACCGGCTGAAGACACGGCGACGTACGCACCTTTGATGCGAGCGCGGTAAGTAACCATCGCCGCGTCCGCAGTGGTGTACGCCGCTTTGACGTCGTATTGCATCGTCATGATGCGCTCCTATTAAGCGGCCACGCCGTCAATCACAGCAAAATTGACCACCGGAGCATCGGTTGCAGTACCGCCCGTGGTGAAGAACGTGACGGTAAAACTGCCGGCAGCAACTGCGGTCACGATGAAGTTATACAGGTTCGTTCCAGAAGCCTGATTCAAAATGACCACATCGTTTGCGCCAATGGTGCTGTTGGTCACGGTGAACGATGCAGCAGTAGCAGAACCGGCTGCGCTAAACAGCGTAATGGTGCCGCAACGCTTATTGAGGGTAACGCCCGTCGTGCGACTAATTGTTTGGGTAACTGCCCCACCTGCGCCCGTTGCGTAGCCAACTCCACCCGTGCCGGTCGAAGTGATTGCACCGCTAGCAGTCAGGGAAGAAACAGTGGTTGCCGCACCAAAGGTGGCGTTAACAGTGACCGCGCCCGTGGTGGAACTGATGGAGATGTCTTGAAAACCGTTTTGTGACCGAACTGGTCCGGTGAAGGTCGTATTTGCCATGATGGCTCCTCAATTGCGCTTGCTGTCTATGAGGTCAGTCCGCCAAGCCGGTCAGCAAGCAGTTGGTGATCTTGGGACTGACGATGTTGTATCACGGGGTTTGCGGGGCGTCAACGAGTTTGTTTGACTTCTTGAGATTCTCCGCTTGAGGGATTACCTGTAGATTCCACGACACGTGCAACCCGCAAACCTCTTCGCCTTGAAGCGG